CATATGAAACTAAATTTAAAACTGCTCCCCAAATTGAAAAAACTCTTGGTAAAAAGGTTTTCAGGGAAGTAGAAGAGAAATTCGTTCACAAAGTTTCAAGTGGTGTAACTTTAGCACCAATTGATGACCCAAGGGATGATGTACGACCAACTGGTAGTTCAGAATTTGGTTCTGTTACTGGTGATTTATTTTAACTTTATTAACTGAAAATTTAGAAAATGTCAGTAAGAAAACCTAAAAGAAATAATATTAAACCTTCTAAATTTGGTCTTAAAACTAAATTGGATAAATACACATGGATTGTCAGAGAAGGTGCTAAAATTATTAAACTTACTTTACACCCTACTAAGGGTTATCGTAGATCATCTATTAACACTTAATTATAAATATTATGACTAAAGAAACAAAAACAGCAGTACCAACATCTTTTGAACAAGCCGTTGAAGACGATTTGAAAAAGAAAGGTAAAGACAAAGGTGCTCGTGTCCTAAAAGCGGATATTGATGCACTTTATAAAAAATTGAGTTTCATTACAGGTAAAGTTTCTGACACTAGAATAGTATGCACCGCATACCTAGATGGATTTGCTATTGCCGATGGATTTTCTTCATGTATCGACCCTAAAAATTTCGATGAAGAAATTGGCTGTAAAATTGCACTTAAAAACTGCTCTTTGAAAGCCTACGACAAGTTATGGGAATTTGAAGGTTATTTACTTTCAAGAGCCCTTAACAGAGCTTCTTCTAAGGCGGAGAAGCCAAATGTTATCATCCCTAAAAAGAAGATAATTACTTAATTTTAACTTTTATAAACATTTAAATAATAAAAACTATGTCCAGATCAAATACTAAAACATGTCACTTAACTGCTACAGGTAACGTAATTACACCAAAAGGTGTTTTATTTTATTCTCAATATCTAACTAAAGCACATGAAGATAAATTCGGTAACTTGAAATATACTCTTGAGCTTTGTGTTGATCCAAAAGAAGTCGATTTAAAAATCTTGAAAAATAAGATGGCTGAAATTGCTTTGGAAAATGATCTTACTGCCGATCAAGCTAAAAAAATGGTAGAAAGACGTTTTGTTGATCCAAATGATAAACCTCAAGGTGGAAAACCAGCTGGTGATAAATATGAAGGATGGGTTTTAATCCGTGCTTCTGCTAGAGCCGATAAATCAACTCCTGATTTCGTATGGCCAAATGGTACTAAAATGTCTCAAGAAGAAGCTGTAGGTGTAATAACCTCTGGTTCTATTATCAGAGCTACATTGAACCCATACTGGTCTAAAAATCCTGAAAACAAAGGTGTATTCTTAGGATTACAAAACATTCAGTATTTAGAAAAAGGTGAGCCAATCGGATTCGTTAAACCAGAAGGTGAAGATGAATTTGGTGCTGTTGAAGGTGCTGCGGAAATTGAATCTGCTCCTGCTGCTAAAGCAGGTAGTCAAGTAGATGCTCTATTCGATTAGTACAATCACAAAAGGGAAGTCGTATTTCTACTTCTTCCCTTTTGCTTTACTTTATCAACTCGTCTATAATCTTATAGACAAAGTTAAATATAATCAACTTAATATTTGGAATTAAAATGTCAGATCCATTAGATAAACAAATTGGTGATAATACCAAACAACATTTAAAAGATGCTGTTAGAAATATTGAACATCTTGAGTGTGAAAAACAGGCAATAGCTGATAATATCAAAGATGTTTATGACAACCTGAAAGCAGAAGGTTTTGATACTAAAACCCTGAAAACTGTTGTTAAACGTAGGAAAAAAGAGAAAGAAAAACTTCAAGAAGAAGATTATTTACTAGAAACCTACGAAGATGCCATCAACACCGTTGAGGATTTATTACAATGATAATATTTAATAAAAGAGATTCAGAGGGGGATATTTTGGAAACAATTACTATTGGAGAAAAATTCCCAAAATATCCTAAGAATCTGAAAGAATTATTACAATATTGGTGGAATGAGATTCCATATGGATATAAATTAGAACATCATCCTTATGTCTAAAGATAACGTGAATCATCCTAAGCATTATACCAATCACCCATCAGGTATTGAATGTATTGAGGTTACAAGACACATGGGTTTTAATCTTGGTAATGCTATCAAATACATCTGGCGTGCAGATCTGAAAGAGAACACTATGGAAGATTTGGAGAAAGCCAGATGGTATATTAATGATGAAATTAAAAAGAGGAAAAATGTCAAATCCTAAAATTGTAACTAAAACTTGTGACAGATGCCAAAAGGTATTCTTTCGTAAAGAAAATGATGTTTCAACTGACCCAAAATACAAAGAAATTTGTGTTCAATGTAAAAAGAATGTAGATCATGAAAAATAAAGAATTGAGTGTTTTTGATACTAAACTTGCACCATATAAAATCAAACAAATTACTGTTGGTGCATCACGCACTATTAATCTTGGTAATTATGAATCAATGAGAATAGATGGGTCTTGTACTATCGAAATTGATGATCCATCACAAATTACTTTCGCTAGAGCTAAAGCACTTGAAGAAGTGAAACTGCAAATGAGCGAAGCTTATAAATCTATTAAACCAACTAAATAAAGGTAATTATTATGATTAAGAATTTTATACAATCTTCAGTTTTTACAATATTCCTGATGCTATCAGTATATGGATTATTCACAATCGCAATGAGTAAACGTGAACATTGTCGTCAAGTTAATTCTGAATATAGCGATTATAGATTTTGTTTAGGTATCTAATATGAGCAGAAAGAAGAAATCTTTACTTGAGCGTTTTAGCACAAAATATCAAATCAACCCTTCTACTGATTGTTGGGAGTGGAAAGGGTCATGTTACAAGAATGGGTATGGTAATATCATGTTGGAAAACGGTAAGGTAACAGGTTCTCACAGAGCATCTTGGTTGATTTACAAAGGTGAGATACCTTCTAAACATAATGTTTGTCATAATTGTGATAATGTAAAATGCGTAAACCCTCGTCATTTATTTATTGGAACACAAAAAGATAACCTAAAGGATATGACAAATAAAGGTAGAAGAAGATCTAATACCCCATTAGGGGTAGATAATATTAACGCTAAATTAACAAATGATGACGTTATTAACATAAGAAAGGAATATGTACCATATGTAATAACTCGTAAGTTTTTAGCTGAGAAATATAAAGTTAGCAGAAGAGTAATAGGATTGATTTTATCAAATAAAGCATGGAGACACGTATGAGTAGAGATTTAGTGTGGGATATTGAGGTTTTTCCCAATGTATGGTGTGCAACCTTCCTAGAACCAAAAAGTGGTAACTTAGTAACTTTTGAGGTGTCAGAGTGGGCTGATGATTGGGATAAATTCTTAGCATTTATTAAGCAATCTCAAGATAACATGGTGAGATGGGTTGGTTTTAATAATTATGCTTACGATTATCAAATTATCCATAAGATGTTAAAATATGATCCAATGAGGTCATTAAGTGGTAAAGACAAAGCTGATATAGCGTATCAAATTAACAAGAAGTTTTTTGATATGGAAAAAGATGATAAATTCCTGTCTATGGTGTGGGATAATGCCCATGAAGTACCGCAAATTGATTTATTCAAAATTCATCATTTTGATAATATGGCTAGAGCAACTTCATTAAAAAAATTGGAGTTTAATATGCGTTCTAGCAAAATTCAGGACTTACCTTATAAACCAGGTACAATTCTGACAGAATCCCAAAAGAATGAACTCATAAAATATAATATTCACGATGTGAAAGAAACAGCAAAATTATATCATAAAACTGCTGATATGATAAAATTTCGTGAAGAATTGACCAAAAAATATGACAAAAATTTCTTGAATCATAATGATACAAAAATTGGTAAAGATTATTTTATCATGGAGCTTGAAAATGCTGATGTTGATTGTTTTAAAATAACGAAAGATGGTAGAAAACCAGTACAAACTTGGAGATCCCAAATGGTGGTGAGAGATCTATTTTTCCCATGTATAAAGTTCAATAGACCTGAATTTAAGGCCGTAGGAAATTGGTTAGCAAAACAGGTTATCAAAACTACAAAAGCTGTTTTTACAGAAATCCCAGAAGAATCACTTGGTGATTTACACCAATATGCTAATCTGAAGAAGGTTAAAGGTAAAGTAAAAAACTTAAATTGTGTTATTGACGGATTCCAATTTGATTTTGGTACTGGTGGTATTCACGGATCAGTAGAATCAACTATAGTTGAAGAAGATGAAGATTTTGCAATTATTGATTATGATGTTACTTCACTCTACCCATCAATTGCTATTCAAAATCGTGTTTATCCTGAACATCTAACCAGTAAATTCTGTGATATTTATGCTACGTTAAAAGAAGATCGTTTGAAACACGCTAAAGGTACACCAGAGAATGCAATGTTGAAATTAGCCCTAAATGGGGTTTATGGTGATTCTAACAATCAATATAGCCCATTTTATGACCCACAATACACAATGACAATCACTTTGAATGGTCAGTTAATGCTTTGTATGTTGGCAGAAATGCACATGACAGTAAAAGGTCTTAAAATTATTCAAATTAATACTGATGGTTTAACAGTAAAAGTACCTAGATCAAGGATTGATGATGTTGAAGAGTTAAATTCAGATTGGCAAGCTAGAACTGGTTTACAGCTAGAAAGGGCTGATTATAAGAAAATGTTCATTCGTGATGTTAATAATTATATTGGTCTTTATACTAATGGAAAATTGAAGCGAAAAGGTAAGTATGAATATGAAAGGGAGCTTCACCAAGATCAATCCGCCTTAATTGTACAAAAAGCAGTAGAATCTCACTTAATAAATGGTACAAACATTGAAGATTTTATCAAAAATCATGAAAATATGTTTGATTTTTTCCTTAGAACAAATGTACCAAGAAATAGTAGATTATTGGTGGAGTATGAGGATCACGTTGAATCTACTCAAAATATCAGTCGATATTATATGTCAAAAGATGGTGGAAATTTGGTTAAAATAATGCCACCACTTAAACAAACTAAATCGGTTGAAGATTACCGTGCTGCTGCAAGAACACCAGCCCAAATTAGAGATTTCAACATAATGCTTGACAGACGTTTGAAGTTAGGTATTGCTGATCGTGAGAGAATCATAAATATCAATGATGGGGAAAAAGTACAGGTTGTGAATGACATTATCGTTGATATTAATACTATCAAAAGTTATATTAATTATGAGTGGTATATAGAAGAAGCCTATAAATTGGTTCGACCACTTTGGCAAGGAAACTTGGATGATTTAATAAACTAGAATATAATTTTGATATGAATACTATACAACTTCCAACTGGTTTGAATGTACCAGTAAGTGCGGCTTACCCAAATAATTGGGATGTTCAACAGGCAATTTCAGAT